ACCAGTTTGCATACTCACTCATTATTTTTCTTTCCCTTCTTATATGTAATTCTGACAAATCCTGCTTTCGGAACTTCCATCTTGTACTTGTCATAGATGCCGTCATCCTTCATTTTCAATACGTTGACGGTTTCTGTTGTGGTTTCTGCAACTCTTGTAGCCGTGAACAGATCGCACTCGAATTTATCGACATTGTGCTTTTTCATTGCTTCCTTGAGCGGTTTCTCAATAGCTTCTTTCTGTGCCTTCAGTTCCTTGATGGTTGCATCGATCGCGCTGATCGTTGCGAATGCTTCCATAGCTTTTTCGCCAAGCTGAATCTGTCCTTTGCGGACTGATACCTTATATTTCTGTTCCATTATTTGTCTTCCTCACATTTATGTTCGTCTGCCCACTGTACTCCGCCGTTTGGAGTGATAGGCTCTCTGTAATTGATGTATCTCGTTCTGATATCAACGAGATCACGATGATCTGAAATGTTTTCCTTGTTCAGCTCGGCGATGTCAGCCACGATCTGATCCAACCGAGCGATGATCAGTTCAATCTCATCTGAGTTCTTCTTTTCGTTTTCTGAGATGATGCCGATTTCCACTTCCGGATAGTTCACTTTCTCATCGACTGCCTGTATTTCCATCGTCAACATCTCAATGTGCTTCGCGTTAGTTCTGATAATGATGACCATAGTCAGAGCAATGATCACCATAGCGATCGTGAGCGATATCACCATAAGTCCTCCAGTGCGGACATTGCCGCTTTGATGTGCTTTTTTGCATCTTCCAAGGCGATCAGTGTATCGCTCTGTTCATCGCAGAAGTTTTCGCTTTTGAATGGACGCGTTCTGTACAGCTTTTCCTGTTCCTTTTCCTCAAGCACTTTGACGCTTGACATCGCTTCAAGGAGCGTTCCGAAGATTTCTTCAGCAGTCATGCGATGAACACCTTCCAAATGATTCCCATTGCGATTACTGCGAATGTTGCGAAGATCAGAAGATCGTAATATGCATCGATATCTTCTTCAGTGATTGTGTTTTTGATTTTCATGTAATAATCCTCCTGTTATAATGAGGATGCCTTTTGAAGGCGATCCTATTGTCTGCGACTGATCTCTATCCTGTGGTCAGTCGCTTTTTTCTGTGCAGAACAGAAACGAGTCTGATCTGCTCGGCATTGGATAAATCCTCGCCTTTGTACTCTTCCCAAAATTCCTCCAGTTCCTTTTCGCTGTACCTCCTTCCTCTCCCTGTTTTGATGCCGAGTAACAATCCGGTTTCGAATAATACAGGCATCAGATGGCGATCAATTCCGAGCGTTTTCGCCGCTTCTTGTGCCGTTACTGTTCTGAGCATTTCTCAGCGCTTCCGCTCCTGCATTGATGAGCTGACGAGCCGCTTCAGAACGGCTGTAGCTTCCGGTTTTCTTGAGATTTCGCATCGCAAGATCATTGATCGCTTTCAATTCCTTCTGTGAAAGCATCATCGTTGTTGTTTGATAATTCTTCGCGGGCATTTACTCTCCTTTCATTGAAACGGTAAGTCGTTGACCTATCGTAAGTCAATTATAGCACATTGAAACAGTAGGTCAACGCCCTCAACTCACAAATGTTTCCAAATGATACGCAAGGCAATATGTTATTATGTCAATGTAAGAAAGGAGGTAAAATATGCCTACAACAAAGCCACAATTCACCATCGTTGTTGATGAGGAAGCGCTGAAAGAGATTGAAGACTATCGATTCGAAAAGAGATTTCCAAACCGAAGCAAAGCGATAAATGACTTGATTAAGAAAGGACTGGAGGCTGTCAAGCAGAAAGAAGAAAAAGAAGAAACGAATGGCTAAGGACACAAAATACATCCGCAAGCGAAAACGAAAATATGGAACAGCCTTCCTCATTGAAATTCCGTACAAGGACGAAGAAGGCACACAGAAGCGATACACTGCGACAGTTAAAGTATTGGACTATGGTGATGAAAAGACCGCTCTGATCGCCGCACAGAGGCTCAGAAACGAAGCTCTGAATGATATTCAATCCGGAAAGCTGAAGCGATCATTTCCGACCGTGAAAAGCCTGTATCGTCAAAAATGGGAGTTGATGCCCTTGTCGATCAATACACATGAGAAGCAGGATGCTATTTACAGCACAGCGATCCAACCGATCGAACATAAATACATTGATGAAGTTACCGTGAGCGATATTCAGCTTTCCGTGAACCAGTACGCGCAGGATCACTCGCAAGATGCCGTCAGTAGGCTCATGACCGTATGGCGACAGATATTCAAGTGCGCTCTGATCCTCGGATATGACGTTCCGGATCGGACAGAAGCCGTGATCGTTCCGAAGAGCAAGATCGTTACACAGCATCGAGATGTCCGGATGAATGTAGAGGACTTTCTGATCGTATTGGAAGCGCTGAAGGAGTCCGGACGATATAACGATCGAGTTATCTATTACATGTTGCTGATCATGTATTATACAGGTTGCCGTCCTGCTGAAGCTCTTGCTCTGACAGCCGATGATATATCGGATATGTATATCCGCATAAATAAAGCCGTAGGAAGCACAGCCAGTCAGAAGCGACAGATTGTTCCGACCAAGACAGAATCAAGCGTCAGACGGCTTCCAATCGCGTCAGAATTAATTCCTGTACTGAATGAGCTGAAGGAATGGTCAAAGCATAAGCATCTCCTCGCCTTTGAATCCGGAGAACTGGCTGACATCGATGAAGTGTCTGATACCATTAATAAGATCGCGAGAAAAAAGCATGTACACTTTAACGCATACATGCTCCGCCATCTGATGAGTTCGGAACTCCTTCATAAAGGCGATTCGGTCATAGCTCGCGATTTGCTTGGGCATACATCGTTCTCAATGACATTGGATTATGCTCGATCAACCGATCAGCAAATCCTTGAAGCTGTTGCAGGAAGATCATTAGCCGAATCTCAGCCGAAAAACAAAATCCATGAATCGCCACCAGTGACCATGATCCGCATCTATCAAATATTTAAATTATGCGCTGTGATGCGGTTTTGCGCCTATTTAAAGGCTTTTCCGGAAAGTATGGAAAATTGACCGCAGTCCGACTAGTCGCCCTTGTAACGTAAAGAAAATCCGCATAAACAGCGGATTTTTTGGTTCTAGCCGAATTCACAGCCGAAAAATCAAAGAAAAACCGCCATTTTCGGCGGTTATTTTATGATTTAAGCAATTCCTGTATTTTCTGAATCAGCTCATCAATTTCATCCCAATCACCGGATCGCTCAAGCAGATCGATCAGATGGATTACTTCTTCACTAAGCATTTGCTTCCTCCTATTGTCTGTGCCAGTCTTTTCGGCGACTGGCGAGCCGTTGATATTACTTTAAGAATCTGCTGTAGTCGATGTCAGCGTATGATTCCGGATCGTAGAACTCGGAATATGTGAATGTCCATCCGTTGATCGTGATGTACAGATCAGCGTACTTGCGAGCGCTGTATTTCACCTTGCGAGTGAATGTCTTGTCGAGAACTCTGACTGTGACTGTTTCGCCTTCTACGAAGTCGCCTTCGATGATCTCCAATCTCGGCAATTCTTCGATAGAGAATCCTTCTCTCCGATACTGCTTTGCGAATACACATGCTTCCTCATAACTTTCTGCTGAGATGGTGATTTCGATATCATCTGCTTCGGGCATGAGATGATAGACGATTTTGAATGTTGTCATAATTGTGACCTCCTATTGTCAATATCATTATACTACTAGCAGTATATCGATTCAAGCGCATTTGGAGAAAAAAAGATGACTTTCGTCATCCTTTAATTTTGCATCGTGTGAGGACTGTCTGCTTGACTCCATCATATACGGTATGCTCTTTGACTGTTCCGGTGATTGTGAACGGTTCGTCATCAGCTTCGATAAAGTGATAATCCCATTTGCGACCTTCTTCATCGCTCTCGTAGTAGCTTCTGCTGTTCGGATCAACTTCAACGAGGTAACTGAGTCCGCTCTCTGTATTCCATGTGTAGACGTTGCCGTCAGCATCTTTCATGATGTGGATGTACTTGGTCATCGTTCTCCATCCGAAGGATGTTTCGTAGCTGACCGATCTGCAATGTACGATCCGGACTGTCAGACGCTTCTTGATCTCACCCTGCCAGTCAGACGCTTTGATTTCTGCCTGCTTCTTATCAAACCGTTCATTTTCGATCAGCGCCTGCTTATGGCATCTGTCGATTTCTTCCGCCAGTCTTTCGGCTTCTTTTGCCTTCCATTCAGTCGCCTTTTTCTCGGCTCTTGCCTTGCGCTTGGCTTCAAGCTCAGCCTCATGCTCCGGAGTGAATTCCAGTGTGCGTTCGATAACTCTGCCTGTTCCGCCACATTTGAAGCATCTTCCGTGATCCGGACGAGCAGGAACACCTTGATCATTGCAAACAGCAACGAAGTAAACTCCAACACCTCCGCATCTGTCGCACTTGACTTCTTCCTCGTATACCTTTGTTCCGTTCTTGCAAACCTTAACTAAATACTTTGTCATGATTATGACCTCCTATTGTCAATACTAGTATACTGCTAGTAGTATATGCTGTCAAATAAAAAAGCGGATCATTTGTCCGCCTTTTCGTAATTTTTGAGCGCCCACCTGAAGAAAGCCATTTTATCCGGAATCGCTTCATACTTGGCGATCAGATCAGCGTCCGATTCTCGATGTAATCGGAAGCTGATCGACTTCATACGCTCCTTGTTGTATTTCCGGTGCGCTCGCTTCTCTGATTCTCTCATTCAGTCCTCCATTTTTCTCTGATGATCTGATCATTGAGTTCTCTCAGTCTGTTCTTCAGCGAGATCATTTCAATCAGATGTGCGATCATGTTCGATTCGAATGTAATTGATTTGTGACCTTCCGGATCATTTACCATGTGCTTTACAGCGTCGAGATGACTCTGATAGTCGAGTGCTAACTGCTGTCGCTTGAATTCAAGCATTTCAATAATGTCTTTCATTTTTCCTCCTATTGTCAAAGCGGATGATTGATCGGCTCATCCGCTGAAGCCGTTGATGCTGATCTTATTTGACCAAGACTCTGATGTGAAGGCGCTGAATGTTGTAGCCGCCTGCGAGGATGCTTTCAACTCTTGCGATTCCGTCTGTTCCTGTAACAACTCCGTTGAGTGCCATGCCTTCGTAGGAGTTTCCATTTTCAAGAAGCAGATCATATGCTGTCGGAGTTCCAACCTTTTCCTTAACTCTGTTCCACAGGTTGAGAATCAGAGCATCGGCTGTGCGTTCGTTAGCCTTGCGGAAATCCTCATCGCTTGTATGCATGTGAGCATATCCTGCGTACTTATATTTCTTGATGAACTCTTTGTATTCGAGTTCTTCGTAAGCTTTGCGGAGGCGAGCCTTTCTTTCGATGTCATATCTCGTCCATTCAGCAACGAGGTTGTTTCTCAGTTCCTTGAACTCTTTCGGATATTCACGGTCAATGACCTTTTCCTGCTTGCGGGCGGTTTCAACTTTATCCGCCCATTTAGCAACGATGCGCTTCTGCTCTTCGATTGCCTTGATTGTGTTCTTGATGCCTTCTTCTGCATCGTCGAGATCGCAGAATGTCCAGTAGCACTCATTCGCTTCTTCTGTTTTGGGACTGCCGTTTTCGTGTTTCTGATATCTTCCTGCTTCAAGGCTCCATCCCTTGGCGATGATCTGCTTTCTGATCTTCTCAGCCTTTGCTTCGTACTTCTTGACCAGTGCTTCCTTCTTGGCGAGCTTTTCCTGCGCCTTGTTGAGTCTTTCCTGTAATTCCTTGCTTGTCATAATTGTGACCTCCTATTGTCAATATGATTATACTGCTAGTAGTATTATATGTCAAACATGATTTCATAAAAAAACTGCTCAATATTTCAGAGCAGTTAATTTCCGCATTGTAGCACTATACAAGCGAGGTTGAAGTATCCGGAGTGTTTCCATCAGTTCATCGATCACCTTCATTGCTTCATACTGGTCAAGCTCCGGAATCAATGTTCCGAACTCTGATCGACTGGAATACACTTCCTGTGTTGGTGCTGAAGCGAATGAATAGCTTGGAATTTCAATCGGCTCATTCTTCCTTATGTGATCAAGGATCGTATAGTACGATGCGAGCTTTAGGCAAGTGTTTGCGTTTGGATCGCGTGTTCCTTGACACTCAGCGATCGCTTCATGCAAATCTTTCTCAGTAATCAAGGAGCCTCGCCTCCTTTACATCTTTTCGACCTTGTTGATAAGGCGCTGAATGTCGGACTTGATGTGATCTGGAGCATCAGCCATCAGATCGCGAAGCTGATCAGCCATTTCTTCCCCTTCATAGGAATATCCATTGCGTGAATATCTTCCCATGCTGTCACGGCGAACGTATCCTGTGCGCCCTCTTGCATAAGAGCGTCCATCAGTGTACATTCTGCCGTCATTGTAGCCTCTCATGCCGTTGCTGTAGCCTTCATCAGATTCCTCAAGAATCTTGCACAGGTTCTTCACAGAATGCGAAAGTTTATCGATCACTTCAAGCGAGCCTGTAGACAGATCACCTTTGCGTCCGTATTCTTCCAGTTCTTTCAGAAGTTTCTCTTTCAGTTCATAGATTTCGTTCATATCGTTCTCCTTCTCATGCTGTTCTGCTGATAGCAAGACTGCCGTCAACAACATTGATGAGCGGTGTTGGTGTAACCGTTGGATCGTTGACGGTTCCGTTCACATATTCAACCGCCACAGTAAAGCAACAACCACGAGGAACATCCACAGTCGCACGGCTTGTAACATTACCGTATTCATCCACTGCCGCAGGAGTGAAGATGCTTCTGCTTCCTTCTCTGCTTTCTCCGGATACCACAATAGCTGTAGCGATCGGAGTGACTTCGCCACCTTCCGGAATCGCAATATTGCCTGTGAACTTCAATTCATATCTTGCAAAACAAGCTGTCGGATTGTTGACGATACCACGCAGAACAAAAATTCCTGTGCCGTTCTGATGGAACACATAACCGCGATTACAAGGAATAGAATCTGAGAATGGAATCGGTGTATTGAGTGCGACACCTTCAATCACATCTCTAGTTAAATATTCTGCCATGATTCACCTCTTAGAAACTTACACCACAGCCGCAACAAGTGTTGTTGCCGCCACAAGTGAAGATCGGAGTGCGTCCGTATACCGGAGTTGTCGGTACCGGACAGGAGTTCAGACGGTTATACAGAGCATCAACTTCATTTGCGAATCCCTGTGAAATGAAGGCATTCTGAGCCGTCTGAGATTCGCGAAGAGCCGCCATGTTGAGCTGATTCTGAAGACCAACATTCTCCCTCTGAGCCTGTGCAAGCTGATTTTTGACACCATCAAGCTCAAGAGCGCAAAGTTTGTCGAGGATCGCCTGTGTTCCTCTGTTCTGTGAATCAATGATGTCGCGTGTGTTCTGCATCGCGGATGTACGATCAGCGCAGTTCTCAGTCGCGACCGTATACTTGAGATCAGCCAGTCCAAGACGATTCTCACAGCAACAATCCGCGAACTGTGATCCGAGCTGATTGAATCCCTGTGACATCGCTGTCTGTCCTGCAAATGCAGTCTGCATATTTGCCATCTGACGAGCGTTGTCAGCGATCTCAGCCTGTGCGAAGCCGTTCTGAACAGTTGCGTTCACTCCTGCAAAGCCGTTACAGAGCTGTGTCTGAATACCTGTTACACCGCTCTGAATACCGTTGATCGATGTGTTGAGCATCTGATCGCGGAAGCCGTCATTGATCTGATTGCTCTGATTCATCCAAGGATAGAGTTGACCGCTTCCGGAACCATATCCTCCGCCGTTTCCCCATGCACCATTGCCGAGAAGAATAAAGAGCAGAAGAATCCAAAAGGCACCACTGCCTCCGAAATCTCCGAAGCCGGAGCCACCGCAATACATCGGAGAAACTGGCATAACCATGTTGTTCATGCTTTCATCTGTTAAAGCCATATCAATCATTTTCCTTTCATTTATTTCATTCACTGCGCGCTTAGTGATTGAAAACTTTTTAACTTGCAACTAACTTGCAACTAACTTGCAACTAACTTGCAATAATGTTGCAAAAGTCAGTGTTTATAAGGTTTTTTTAACTTGTTGGTAACTTGCAAAAGCGTCTATTTCATCATCTTCATGAGCTGATTTGCTCTTTGCATCGCTTGATTAAGCTGATCCTGTGTGATCTTTCCGGAATTGAGCATCTGTTGAATCATCTGCTGTGGATTACCGGAAAAGTTCTTTTTAAACTGGTTGAACTGATTCAGAAAATCATTCCCACCTTTATTTCCATACTGATCAAAAAGCGGATTACTCATCGACAGTCACCTTCCTTCCGATAACCTCGGAAATTCTCTTTTCAAATTCTTCTTTTGTTACATATCCGCTCAAATCGATTTGAGGTTGTTTTTGTAAAGCGTTCACCTGTGATGGATTGTCGCGGATTGTATAGTCGAGAATCTTCATGCTCGGCATTCCGGAAGCATCAGCAGACTTGAGATACACGATCTGCGCTTCTGAGTCCCACAGTTGAATCGTTGTGTTTGGCGCTACCGGATAGCTCTTTGCTCCCGCTTCACCTTGTACCCATATGATGGCTGTATTTTGATTCTGAGGCTGATTCTGTAAAGGCTGATAGTTTGCTTGATAATAAGGCTGATAGCCTATAGGAAACGGATTGTATGCCATTATTTACCCCTTTCTCCAGTAATAGACTGGAATCTCGTCAGACGAATCCCATGAATCATAGAGGTCTCCGTCTACAACAGTTGCGACATGTCCGCCGAACCCAAGCACATAAACTCCGTCCGGAAAATATCGACAAAAATCTTCTGCTGTAAAGCAGTTTGGACAGTAGTTCGGAATTGTCTTTTTGGTGAAGCCATTTTCACGCAGGACAGCGCCCCAGGACGCATCACTGGAAGGCATATCTCCCATTTGTTTTGCGTAGTATGCAAGAAGATCGAAAGCATCATCCCAACTTAGATTTAATGCTTTGGAAATTGCGCGAACAGAGCAATCACCAACTCTTCTACCAACAGGATTGTTCTGAAATTTGACCCACATGATCAGCACCTCTTTTCATCTAAATTGTGCAAGAAAAAAAGCACACACACAATGTCGTGAGTGTGCATTTTTTGGGCATATTTTGAACATAAAAAAAGACCCGCCGAAGCGGGAGAACATCGGTCACTTGACCTGCAAATTTACGCACAGAGTATAGCACAAATAAAAAAAGACCGCCATCCTTTCGGACAGCGGTCTAAAACCAATGGGGAGTGTTAAGAGGATTCCTTCCTTTCTATTATTTGATCATCAGTTTTTGTTTAAGTGTATGAAATTGTAGGAAAGACACAAGCCAACGGTTCTTTCTGTCTTCCTTATTTAGATGTCTTTCCGGATCATGAGATCATAGGCGCTTCTCACCCTCCTCAATCTTCGAAAACAAACGTTCCTCGGATTTGTAAACGATATTCTTTATCTGCCGAACCGACATGTCGAACTCTTCAGCAAGCGGTTCGTAGCAAACACCGTCAATAAATCTTCGCTTAAGAATATCACGATCGCGTTTACTATGGATGTACTCATCAATCAGCAAAGCGATTTGTGAGTTTGAATATTCCATCGTTACTTGCGCCTTTTTTTAATTCTTCCTGTACCGTGACACATGTTGCACTGAACGTATCCGGAGTTTCCTCCGGTCTTTCTGCGCCTTCCGCGTCTAGTTCGTATTGTCTGCTTCGCCATTGTAGATATCTCCATCGTTACCGATAAAGTTGTTCACTCCGTCAGAAGATTCTTGTGTTACGGTCTGTTCTTCAAAAACTTCCCACTGGCTTTCGTAGACAATCCATGCAACATTTGAAGCGATCAAGCAGATGATGAGGAATATGCACAGAATCCAAAGTCTATGGTTCGTGCGCTCCATCCGTACCATCATCTGCTCATGAGCAATAAAAGGAATTTGTTTATCTTCCATGATCATCACCTCTCAATGAAGTAGTCAGTTAAATCCTTGACCTCTTGCTTCATGCTGTCAACACCGTTGCCACTGATCAGATGATTGAATAAACTCACCTCAGCTTTGCCGAGCATCTTTATTCCTTCGTTGACCTCGCCGATCTGCTTCTGAGTTTCGCCGACTTGTTCCTCGATGCTCTTGATTCGCCTGTCCAGTTCATCGAAATGTTTATCACCCGCTTCAAGGCGCTTTTCCGCAGTATCTAAGCGCGTTCCGAGCTTATACGAAGGAGATTTCGACCAAAGATATTCAACAGCCTTATACAAGCCTACGATGACTGTCAGCACGGCGAGAACTTTGCCGATCAGCACCCATGTCGCATCAATCTGTGACGCTGTTTCTGCAATATCAGTCAACATCATCGGACTCACCGCCATCATCGAATGTAACTCCGACTGACGCAGAGTCGATGAATCCTTCGCTGATGATATATGTAATTACTGAGGCGCCGGACATGATCAGCGCACTCACTTGTGCCGCTTCTGACTCTGAGCGCCCAAAGAAAATCATAAGTCCGGACACGAAACCCGCAACCGCCATCCACAGCTTACGCGATGACAATTTCTTTTTCCAGTCGATCATGATTACCTCCTCACTGAACGATGCAGTTTGATTTGGCGACTGCGCCCATGACTACATTTCCCACATTAAACACAACTCTGTCACCGATAACCTCGCTGACAGTATAGACGGTATTATAGACTTTCGATGCGAAGCCGACATTCTTTCCATACTGCATCGCGCCTTTTCTGATCTTGATTCTTGATCCGACAGTCACGGCTTTCGGAACCGGAACAGATGAGTCTTTGCTTGTACTCAGATAAGCAGAAGCAAAGAAACCTGTGTACAGCGTTCCCTTGACCATTGCCTGTGCATAAAGCCATGTGTAGCCACTTCCGACATCGTAATAGCCGTAGCAAGTGACCGCAGTACCTTTCGGAACTGTAACGAGAATCTTTGCGTCAGTTGATCCGCTGTTGCGACAGTTCAACGCGTCTGTCGCGTAGTATGTTTTCGCAAATTTACGATCGAAGCAGTGAGCAACCCCACTCGCTTTAACTTCTCCAGTAGGAGCTTCAGCGGGTTCGTATTCCCACGCATTGAAGCGGATAGCGCCCATAATATCGAGCTTGAGCTTGACCGTCCGGAAGCCACGATTTCCGCCTTGGTTTTCGCCAAAGAACCAAGCGTAACCCGCTTCTGCATAGCTGACGAACATTGCAATGTGCGTAGACGGACATGATGATCCCCAGTTCCAAACACACCAGTCACCGGAACGGAGCTTGTTTACGTCAGTGATGAATGTGGCATATTTGGCATACTCATTTCTGTACACCCAATAGCCGTCCGCATATCCGGTTTTTGTTGCTCGGACAGGAACTCCGAGCCAGTAGCAACAGCGCTTGAAACCGTCTACGCACTGAGTGCCGTAAACTCCATCAAAGTCATCAATAGCGCCGTTGAACTGATTAATGAAAGCCTGTGGTGATTTTCTTGCCATCTTCTTCATCTCCTTTCAATGACAAAAAAAGCGGATCGTCTGACCCGCTTCGTATCTCTATCAGAATTTCATCGAGTTCTTCTTCTGATAGAGGATTATATGAATTTTCTTTGAACATTTTTCCTATACGGATAACCGCTCTTTTTTTAAAAGCAAAGCACAGGATACAGGAATCGAACCTGTATCTTTCGGTTCAAAGCCGAATATTCTTCCGTTAAACTAATCCCGCATTTGCTCACTTTCAAACTGCCTTCCGCATCCGCTTTGGATGACGATGTTTGAAATACTGTGTGTGCCGATCTCGCAGATCAGACAGAAAGATCATCCACAGCTTGCGTTGAAATCCTTTCGATTCTTTGATCTTTTCTTTGCTTAGCTTCTCCCAGTCCATGGTTGTCCATTTTTGTCCCTTTTGTAGCTAACTGTCCCTAAATCAATCACACGGTAAGGATTTGCACCTTACAGCCTTGCTGTGTTTGCAAGCATGGTACCGCAGAACCCTGTGTCTACCTGTTCCACCACGTGTGATCTAAAGAAATCTTAGGACTGCACTATGCATCTTCGGGTGACAGGTTGCCTCGGATGTGCGCACATCCAACCTCAGATTTTAAATTCGGTCATTGGCACCTCAACGCCCTTTGTCTTTCTCTGTTAGTAATCGTGACCGAAAGCCGTATCTAACATCAGTTGCAACACAATGCTAATTATAGCAGACCAAGCCTTCTCCCAACAGTCTGCCTTTGCTTCGCTCCATCCGTTACTTCAGCCACGGATCACGGCTTTGACTAGGCGAAGCGTCCCTGTAATTCTCTGATTTAAAGTTTCCTTTCAATCCTTTGCAATCTCAAGTTCGTCACCGTCAACGGAAACGGAATATCCATCTTTGCAGATACCCTTTACTTCCGTGTCGGTGATCTCGATACTAGCAATAATTTCTTTTGTTTCTGAATCGTATACTGCTACTGTCATTTGTTTCCTTTCCGCAGTTCCTTAAAAATTAACAACAATGCTTTCAATTGCAGTAATTGCATGAACATGATTACTAATAAGATCGTTTTCATAAGTTCCCTTATATTGGCTGTGGGGCAGGCTTTCCCTGCATACTGATATGGTTTTTTTGTCAGCGTCCTTGTCTCCCTGTCTTTTGGCGGGAGCGGTTAAACGACCCACAATGTTTCATTTAACTTATTTCTATACTACCGTCCAATGGCACTTGGCAGACACTATGGTGTTAGCTCCATCGCTCATATTGCAAAGATACGCAATGTAGTTTCCAGTTTCAGAAAATCCTGTTTCTACAAATGACGCACCATTAACGGCAAAGGGTGAACCAGTAATTTCAGTTCCATCTTTATAAACCCTTAAATAATTGTAGTCATCTGTTGTAATAACTACTTTAGTGTTAGGGATATATCCGGATTTGTACTGGAAATTTTCTCCCATGTACGGCATACAAGGCAAACGGTCAAATCTTGCCATGTCAAATTCGTCTCCGACATTCACGAATTTGTTAGGTGTATATGTGACGCTATTAATGTTTGCGTATCTGTATAATGAATATTCGCCATACCTAGCAAAGAAATCATCAATGTTAAATCCAACACGCCTGCATAATCCGCCATATTGACCACCGACATAATCGGGGTTCGCTTCACCACTTACTGTTGCTTCTGACTCTTCAATAAAGATGGTGTTTCCATTTGAGTCTTTGATGATGTCTGTAATAACACTTGTGTGATCGCTTTCCTTATTCAGTACATCACCCAACTGGAATATATTAGGATCAATATATTCTCCGTCAACCTTGAGTGCTGATACAATGTTTAAGCCGGGTATGCTTGAAATATTTTCAGTTGGATAGTAAGTAGATAATCCGAGTGCATAGCAAGTCAGTGCGCTACACACAGACGCATATTGCATACTCCTATGACCTGACACACTGCCACTTATTTCTTTGCACAAAATAGACTCACCATTTTGTACAGCAGTAACAAATGTTTCAAAGTCTACATTTAATCCAACGAAAGAATATGTATATCCGTAATCATCAAGATAATCAGCCCTTCCGTAAGGAATACCTTTGTATTCAGTGCCTGCTTTAAAAACACCAAGGTATTTTTTGACATTTGCCACGTTATATCCTTCTTCAGAAGGTGGAGTTGCCTGTGCATAAATGTATCTAGGTAAATCAACAGCAGGTGTCCATCTAATATCTGTCATTTGTCTACACCTTTTGATTACATTCAGTACACCCTTATTTTTAGGCATAGTGTGCAATCCGATAGGCAACGTTTCTGAAGAAAATTGCTTAACCTTTTTAAATTCAATGCTTTCGGGGGCATAGTCTGAATTATTAAAAGTATATTGTATCCAAACATATTCACAATCGTTCGGAATCGCATATTTAACGGTTTCCCCTTCCGACATGATTATGCGTGAATTGTAACCATCACAGAAATTTGGTGTTGCACTTTGTGAATGTGTTGTGTCTTTTAAAAATGCTATGGAAGTAGTGTTTGTTTCTTTTGCCGTGACAGTGATTTCTATCTCATCTTCAATTGGTATGAAATACGAACTTCTGCCTGCGTTAGAACTCCATACATTAGATGAGTTAATAATCCAACGATTAAGCAAAACACCATCTGTGACAGTGTACGGAACAGTTTCGTATAATAATGAATCGTATGCCGAGAATTTACTACCTACAACTTTGGCATCTGCTCCATCGCCTTCAATCGTTAGCGTATTGTCAATAACAGGAGCTGATTTATATGTGATTTTTTTAATGTCCGAAGGTGTATGTGTTCCAGCTGTTGATTTGCTTACAATGTACATATATGTACAATCAGAAGTAATCTCAAACGTTTGTGATGTCCCAGCAGGTATTACTGTTTTGCTTCCGCCTGTTGCATAATTTGGTTCTGTACCGTGAGCGTGTGAACTATCAGCCAGTAAAGCAACTACGCTATTTAAATCAGCGTTAGCGGTAATTTTATATTTTTCTCCTGCCGTTACAGGGAGAAAATACGACAAATTATTTGAACTAGCTGACCACGTCCCAGTTGACGATGCAATTACAACATTATAACTTGTAACACCATCTAAGCTGACTGTTTCGGTTTCAGTAAGAACTCTATCAATAAGTTCAATTTGGCTCTTTAACTCAGAGATGTCTGCTCTCACTTGTGCATCTGCGATATCATAGTAAACATCATTGTTTTTGTCATAAATTTTTGAAATATCAGTCATTTGTATCACCCATTCTTTCTCATAAGAGCTTTCACAGAAATAATCTGCGTAGTTCCCGCTGAATCGGTCATGGTATAGGATTTGTCACTAGGTACATATAAAGTCGCGGTTAATGTTGTAACATTATCAGCCGTTAATTCGTGATACGCTGGATTAACGCATACAATATCGTAAATTTTTGAAATATAAGCCATAATCCACCTCCATTAAAACGCGATGGATGTTGATGCGGCCGGATACTTACTATACCAAGCACTTCTTAAATAATTAGGAAGAGGTAAATATAAAGTTCTTCCGCCATTGTTCAAGTCGCGTCCAGTTTTCAAACACCATTTTAAAAGATCACTGTCACTAGCGTTCGCGTCCTCGTCATGAACATGAACAGCTGCAGTCAAATCGATCTGGTACCAATATCCGTCAATCTTAGCCAGATTCCAAGCATGATGGAACAATGCAAGATCATATAGTTCGTACCCCTGCACGATTCGACAATCTGTAACATACTTGTTAATCAAGTAATACATCGCGTTGGAATATCCTTGGCAAACAGCTTTATGCTCGACGAAGACATCGTATAAGCTGTTCCGTTGTCGGTTGTTGCCTATTCTTGAAGAAGAATCGTATGTGCACATCCTTGCAAGGTTAAGATATATTGTCTTAATCGCTTCGCTTTGAGTCATTGACGAAATGCCCCATGCATTAGCGTACGAATCAGCTGTTGCAATCGCTTCTGCATCCTCAGAATCTGTATCGTAATATCCGATATTGAAGCTTAACGTTTTGCCATTGGATGAGATATTGATGTCTGTGAGATGGTACCACAGAATATCGCCAGTGTTATAAGTACGATTGCTGTCGCCACATGCCTGTGAAATCAACCAGTTTCCAATAGCTTGATCGTCCTGAAAAGCACTGTCGAGTTCTACTGAAAAGTTAGAAGATCTATCGGCAAGCTTTTCGCGAATTTGTTCAACTGCGTCATTAATCGTCATATGTTCACACTCCTATAACCAATTGCTATATAAGGTATTGTCGCCGTTACAGCATTAGCCTGATGAGAAAATACACTTAGCCTGTCGATCTTATCTTTTGAAACCGACGATGCCCCAACGAAGCAAGACGCATCCATATCAGTTGGCGGCCCGAATAGTACAATCGGATTTTCAGTAAACGGATTTTTAAATGCTTTATTGACCGTCACATTCTGTCTATACATGTTTTCTGCTTGAGAAAGGCTATTCAGATTTACGGAAACGATCCCACATTCAACCTGAATATCATTCATAAGCAGTAAATAAAGACTGTTGTCACTATGCTCAAATTCTTTCTTGATTAAAAGATTGGCAAGCGTTATGAGCGGCGTATTGCTATCAAAAGATGTTGGGATAAGATTTCCACGTCCGTCGAAAACACCAATCGATCCGCTGGCAGTATTTCTCGGTTTGATCATCACATCGTCAATATTAACAGCCGCTCCATATAACTTTCCAGAATTGTCGAGCACAGCGAGCTGCTTTTTTGTCATTGTGCTGTGAGCCGGATCGCTATCGAGAAGATAACTAGAAGATGCTCCACCTTCGCCTTTTTTGTCGATGATCATGGTATCGTCATCATAAGTGATATCAGCGCCGCCTGTCTGAGCATCTTCGTAGCATTGATTGAGCGCATCAGCTATGGACTGACGCACATCCTTTCCATATTTAGCAGAAAGAATCTGCTTTATATAACCTTTAATTGACATGAATTACGCTCCTTCTGAAATAATGTATTTGTTGTAGCTCGGATTTGTAAGTTCGCTTATCGTCCGCTGTGTTGCTCCGAACGTATAAACGGAGTTCTGTGGTTTTGCCAAATCGAGCATCATTTTTATACATAAAAAATACGCATCGATCTGATGCGGAACTGATACTGTTCTGACAGAATCGCCAAGTCTAATTCGTTCAACCTCAACATCCAACAAGTGTAAATCGACTGCTTTGAACGTCATCGTCATAGCTGACTGGATGCCTGTTCGTAAGTACGCTGTTGCTGAACTCCTCAAAGCAGATTCAGATGTGATTTCGTCAAAGAATACTGTTCGCTCAATCCGTCCAAAAACGTTAATCGCATCATTATCTTTGACAAATTCTTCAGACAGTCCGATCCTTGAGCCGTTCACTTCTTTTCCATACGGACGAACTGCCGTAAAGATTTGCGATGCATCGATGTATTCCTCAAAATCTCTGATATTCTTTCCGAACTGAATGATCTGAGATGTGGTTGCACCATATGTGCTTAACCACTGAATCCCTGTTTCGGATGCAGTCAAATACGGAACGATATAACCGCCGACTCCATCAATCAGCACCTTTTTGATTTGCTCCCAACAGTTCGAGTGATCTTTTGATTCGATTGATACATTCGCTGAGATATCCGAATATTTATATGTAATTTGACGGTTCTGAGAAGCTCGCGAATCGTACCAAGTAAGGAATAACTTCAGCAAATCTCTTGCTTGCATGTTTGATCTTGTATACGGAGTCAGTACAATATCATTCATCCATGACAAAAATCCTTCACAATAGCAAGTGATCGTGTTCGTCATGTTCCGCTTCGTGTTCAACAGCCGTCCACGGAACAACACTTCATTGCCTTGTCTGCACTCAACTGTTGTCTTCAATTTGCTGATCTGATTATACATCTCTGAGCCGACTGGAATATCGAAAGTCAGTGATCCTGCTTTGTTGACTTCTAATGTCAGCTTAGGATTTGTTACATAATAACCTTCAACCCCCGCCGCATAGACAAGATTACCGTCAGCATAGATGTAATAGCGCGGATCATTATCGAACTCTAGCGGAGTAGGAGGCTCCGGTTCCGGTTCCGGTGTTGGAGTCGGCTCCGGTTCCGGTTCCGGAGATGGAACTGCAATATCGGGGAATTCCACTGTTGTATCTTCTGAGAAAGACTCCCAACATTTATAACCTTCAGCGCTTAATGTTCCCGAATATTTACCAGTTGTAGAATCATGTGAAACGGTAATAGATTGCGCTGTGGTAGCATCAAAAGTGCCATTATAATACCTCTGTGGAATATTAAATGACCATGTTCTTGTTTGCCCACCAAATCGGATAGTATACGTATGATTATCTAACCAGTAAGGCCAATAGTTATACTGAATGATCTGCCACTTAGTATATAGCGTTGTTTTTAGTGTGGTTGAATTCTGTGAAATCCAACCAACCAAAGCAATCCTCTGATACGCACTTCCGCTGTATGCTCCCCAATAGTTGATAATCTGAGCGTTACTTTCTGTTGTTGCTGTAACTTTCATAATGAACCTGCCGTCATATCAATGGTTACAGTTCCGTTACCATCGAATATCATTTCGTACTTATCATCCATCAATACAATTTGAGGCAATACATTTTTACCGATTTTTAAAGCGTACTGATTTGTTCCAAATGATAAAGTCATTGAACTTCCATTGACGATAAACGTTGGAACAGTCGGCTTTCGTGATCCGATCACCGTCACTTTCGTTTCTCCGGTTACGGCGATCTCACCATATTCACGAATGACTCCTGTTTCAAAATTGAATGGATCCCACAGCCAGTCATCAGCGGTTGAATTGATTTCGAGCTTGTATGCATCAAGGATATAAGAGATTTCAACATCCCCCCAATTCCCTTTGCTCGGCTTGAAATCGCCGACCATCATCCGACCTTCATAGTAATACTCCGGTTGATCTTCGTTGATCACTTTCACTTTTTTCCCATGAAGGAAGTTTTTTAACTGGTCAAATCTCGACCGAGCAGGAACTCCGGTGTCGAAAAATCTGAATGTAAGCGATCCTCTGCGGGATTCATACAGCGGATATCCTGTCAGAACTTCGCTCATATCGAGCGCGTTGTCTGATCCTGCAATTTCAACGGATTCATACTTCATTTCCGGAGTAGCAAACTCGATTTTTCCTGCTTTCACAGGCATCAATTTCCATTCATCCCATGTATTTTTTCCGTTTATGGTAATTGAATAAAAAGGTCTATCCATATCAGTTACCTCTTCCGCTGTACACCGCTCTGCTTCCAAGCGCTGTGTCGAAAGCAGGAGTCAGCTCGCCGACCAGTGTTCCGGAATCAAGGATGATCTTCATATCAGAAATCGTTGCCTTCAGCTCATTGATCGCTCCTACGATAGCTGTATCGCTGTATGGAGTCGGAACGGATGTACTGAACTGCGGATCATACGCATCCATTGTCATGTTTGACAGCTCTTGCATCGCGTCTGTAACGCTGTCAGCATCAGCTTCGATACCGACTGCGATACCTTGAGGAATAAATTTACCAATCTGATCGCGCATGAGCTTCGAAGGCGATGCAATTCCAAAGAAATCTTTAACGCCTTTAAATGCTCCGCCAACTGCTCCGCTAAGAGCATCCCAAATAGCACCGCCGAAATTTGTAATACCGGATACGATGCCATCGATGATTGATTTACCAAGCGACAGCCAATCATAATTAACGAAAGCATCCCAAGCGCTCTGAAGTATCTCACCGATTCCGCTCACCACATCCGGAATACTTTGAATGATTCCGCTCACTAGTGATGCGATAAGTTCAATACCCATAGCAAGCAGTTCCGGAAGGTAAGCGATGATCGTTGCTCCTAACTGAGCAAGCATACTGACTCCGGTTGAGATCAATGTCGGCAGATTGTTCACGATTCCGTCTACGATGCTTTGCAACATTGACATGCCTGCCGAGATCAAAGTCGGCAAGTTCTCCATTAAGAAAGTAAATAGCGTTGATGCAACGCTTGAAGCCGCCTGTCCAAGTACCGGAAAGATAGTAGTCACGGCTTCCGGAAGAGCGCCTGCAATAATCTCAACAACGCTCGCCAAGGCTTCCAACAACCTCGGTGATGCTTCGACTAAGAACGTTCCGATGCCGTCTACGATAGTTTCGATTCTAGGAATGATCTGATTGATAAATCCTTCGCCTTCATTCTCACCGAACAAAGCTCCGATCAGTCCTTCTGTCGCTTCAGCAATGCCCTCACCGCTTCCGATTGCAGTGATGACATTCTCCCATGCCGCTTTTGTGGCTGTAGCGCTTCCTTCGATGGTTGACATCGCTTCCTTGGCTGTTGCTCCTGCGATACCTTGCTGTTCCTGTACGGCTTGAATCGCCTCGATCATCTGATCGAAACCAACATTAGCCAATTCAGAAGTGTTGGTCAGCGTTTTTCCAAGGACTCCGGAATCGTTGATCAACTGCATCATGCCTTCGGCGCTTCCTGCGTATCCGAGTTTCAGATTGTCAAGCATCGTGTAATTCTGACGCGATAAGCCTTGAATAGCACTTTCAACAGCAGAAGCATCCGAGCCGAATGTGTTCACGTTGTCTGAAATTGCTCTCATCGCTTTATCGGTCAGTTCAGCGGCTTTCGCCGTATCACCATCGAGCGATTTGATCAGAGCCGCCGAGAACGATGTGGCTGTTTCCATGTACTCATTGGCGGATTTACCACTGGTCAGATATGCTTGATTCGCATACTGCATCATCTGATCAGTAGCATCGCCGTAGAGCTTTTTAATTCCTCCGGAAAGCTGTTCGTAGCTTGAATAGCTCTCCAATGCGGACTTACCGATAGCAACAGCCGCCGAGCCTGCCGCAACAGCCATCGAGCCGATAGCCGCCGCTCCGAGCTTTGCACCGCTTACAAGTCCGCCTTTCAATTTATCGCCGAATGAGGACGCTTTTTCTTCGGACTTGTCCAGTTCGTTATTGTATTCTGACGAATCGAGCCGAAGTTTCGCGACTAATTCAAATACGTTCATTCGTCTGTCCTCACTTTCAGTCCGTGGCGAGTGATTATGTCGATGACGATCTCCTCGCCAGTTTTTTCTTTTTCCGGAGTAAGAAGCTCATGATACGTTTTCGAGATGTATTTATTCTGCGGAATCAACCTCAAGGAGTTCGTAACATATTCCTTGAACAGTTCATCGCGCTGATCTCGCTTAAATTTCACGAAAACGTATTTTAAAAACGGCTTTAATTGCCGTTTGCCTCTGTACTCTCCATAGCAGATGAGGAAGGTTTCTCTGTATCTGTCATCTGCTGTGCCATAAAAAAACCGAGCAATTCCTTATCGTTCAAAATCTCGATAAGTCTTGTCGGCAATGTAAAGAACGAGCATTCATACTGATCTACAGGAACACCGTCAAGAGCCGCCAAGATATGCATGACGGCTCCTTTGTGTGCCGAGATCATCTGCTTTACTCCTTCCATCCTCTTTTCCTTGCTGTAGAGCTTGGAAATAACATCCTTGTCGGACATCATTTCTGTCGCGGGTTCGAGGATTTCAACGAGGAGATCAAGCGCCTCCTCATTCTTGTAATCAGATAATCTTTTCATTGATTAGTTTCCCTGTGTGCCTTCCTTGACGTAGATTTCGCAAGGTACATCTTCCTGTGCATCAATGGAGTAGTGTGCGCGGAATGTGAATGCAAACTGACCTTTTCCTTTGTCTGTGGTCTGCATACCGAAGCCACCTGTAGAAAGTACGGACTTCATATGGATGGCGATAAATCCGCCTTTACCGTAGTCAGCAACGATCCAAACATCCTTGAAATCGTTCTGAATGTCGATATCCTTGCGGAGAGAAATCTTTGACAGTCCGGTTGCGCCAGTAACGGACTCAGCATCAGCAAGAGCCGCCAGTCTTGCGACTGTATCTGCATTTACTGTCAGCATTGTTCCGGATGCGGTGATCTCATAGTCATCTGTCTGCATGAGTTCCTTGGTGTTCTTCGGACAATTATCAATGTCCTCGCCAAAATCAAGGAAAGAAGGAACAGCGCTGAACTGTAATCCGCCTGTAGTCGCGCCGAGAATATTGCCGATCTCACCGCTTGAAGGAGTGAATGAATCAACGATAATACCCGCGTTCAGTACAAGTTCCTCAAATGTATTGACCGGAATTTTTGTGTAATCCATAGCTTAACAAAGCTCCTTTCATGTATTTGCCTCTTCGATCAGACTGAGATAAGCGACTTTCATCCGTGTATCCTCAGTCGGTTCGTACTGGCAAAAGTTCAAATCCTTGAATAATAAAAGAAAGCCGTTATCAGTCGGAAGCATTACTCCCTCACCGATACGGCTTTCGATTTCATCAACTTTGTTTGAAATATCAATGAATGATGTGTCTTTGTACCATACTCTCGCGTATGTCGATACTTGATTCCGCCAGTCCGGACGAACGATCCGGTAAGTAATGTACGGAGGATCAACAGTAGTAACTCCATCCTCTGTATATGGTACGTTATTTTCCGGATAAGCAGGAAGTCCGAACGATGACCAAAAGTCATAGAGTGCTTTTGCTACATCTCTCATTCAAGCTCCCACCTCTCCGCAGTTACCTGTCCGAAATTGATCTGCGTGAATGACGGCGATGAGTTATCAGTCATATTCGACTTCACTCTGAAGGTCATTCCATCGCTTTTACGCTTGAATACATCCATGAATGACAGCGGAGTTTCCTTCGGTACAGTGATCGTATAAACCTCGGCGATTCCTTCCTTTTCAGCGATTCTCGCATCCAGTGTGGAGTCTTTAAGAATAGCCGCTTTAAAAGGCTCACCTTCGGTCCATACAGTAGTCCATCCGCCGAGTCCGTCAGATATTCTTCTTTTTTCAAGCAGAACACAGTCGGTCATCATCTTTTCGTACAAAAAACTCATGGCAGTTTCCTCCATCGAGCGAGTTTGCTCGCGAAAATATCTCTCCAAGTGACCGGAGCGTATGATCCGTCCGAATTTGTTCCGGATGCTTTGGAATAGCTATAGTTGTTGAACGATTCAGATGTGAATGGACTCTTTACCGTTGAATCTTCGCCGTCATACTTGGCGATCCATGCTTCAATCTCAGAAAGAAGCGCGATGAGGGAAGGAGGAACCGCCATCGCGCAAATCGAACCGCTGAATGATTCGTCCATTAAATCGTCAGCGGGATACTGGAAGACACAATCATTGAAAGTCGAGCCGATAATACGGAAATACTGTCCTTCCTTGAGGAAATCAACATTTAACGTTTTGTTTTCGATCACAAACGTTCCGGTATGATTTTCTTCAACGAAGTAGTTATGCAGATATCCGCAAACTTCATCAAGTAACAGATTCATGCTTCCGCCTCCTCAATCGCCTCGATAATATCCGCTTTCGTCATCCGACTGCTCACAGCAACATTGCGATCTGTCGCGTAATCCATAAGCTGAGCCTTGGTCATACTCGACAGATCAACATTGTTACTCGCGGATGTTTGCAGTCTTAGTGTTCCCCCTCTGTGGTCGCTGTTGTCGCTGTGATGGTGCCTTTGACAATGCCGTTTGCGTAGTCAGCAAAGAGCTTGATGCCTTCAACAACAGTGTCGGAAGCTGTCATGTTTGTATAGTCCGGTTCCTCATGGATGCCGATGTATCCAGTTTCATCGGATGTGAAGCTGAACGCTTCGTTCAGATCAGCACCGTTGACAGGAATGTAGTACAGGACAATGTTATCCTTCGCAGTTGCATAGAAAGAGCCTTCAGTAACAGCAGAATTGAGGATAACAGTACCGAGTCCGAGGAAGTTCTCGATGTATGTCATACCGAAAGCTGTCTGTGTGGAAATCTGAGCCGCGCCGAGATACTTTGATACATCCTTCGGATTGAGGAAATAAACAGATTCGATGTCATCGTCTTCGAACAGAATCTGAAGCTCTCCCCACGCATCAGCAAGAGCGGACTGGAGATCAGCTCCTGTTGCTGTGGATGTAGATGTGACACCGGACAGGAATGTGAAGAAGTCGCTCTTGACCTTCTTCTGAACGTCCTTCAGCATCTTGTCTGTAGTTTCAGAAACGGCTTGATCATAGCCACGGTCAATAATTGCTTCTGCGGAAGTCGCTTTTCTCCACTTTTGCACTGTCATTTCGTCGACAGGAGCTTCAGTTGTTGTGTACTTAGACACAGGAATTGTGTCGCCTTCAGCC